ACTTCTTTCCCTGCCGAACGACAAGATGGTCGAAGAGCAGAACGCGATTCGTGATTCTCTAATTGCCGCCGGTGGCGCTCGTAACGATCTGATCGTGACTCTCGACAAAGAGGGCGCCATTGACGACGGTCTCGTAAACAAGATCGTCGAATTGTCTACCGCCTACGACGACAACATCGCGCTGCAGGTTGAAAAGGTCAGGCAGCAAGGTCTCGCCAACAACATGACCGAAGAGGAAGCAGGCAAAGCGGCCGCAGCCGCATCGGCAAACATCAAGCATGCCGACTCACTCAAACTGGTCGCCGACGAGCTGCGGGCGCAGACTGACCCGTACTTCGCTGTGTACCGTTCACTCGGACAGGTCCAGAAAGCCCAGGAGGATTACAACAAACTCCCCGACGGCAGCGTGGAAAAGAAGGACGCTTACATCGCTCTCGCTCAGGCGACCATCGCATACAAAGGCGACCTTCTTGAGCTTGACGAGCAGAACAAACGCAACGGCACCGGCAACGATGAGCTGACAACGCAGCTTGACAGTCTCGCTCAGTTTGGTCTTCCGCAAACAGGCGCCGCAGCAGTAGCGGCGCGAGACGATCTTGCTGGCTTCGGATTCGTGGCCGGCATTGTTGGCGGGCAAAAAGTGAACATCCCGGTGACCGTTGAGATCACTCAGGCACAGGCAAAGATTCGCGAGCTCGTCGGGTTCATCTCGACCGAACTAACCGGCACTTTCGGCAACGGTCTCGGCATCAAAGCACCGCCTCCTGGTCGCGCAGCCGGCGGACCCGTTAACTCGAACGGCACCTACCTTGTCGGCGAACAGGGCCCGGAGCTGCTGCAGATGGGATCGGGTTCCGGTCGCATCTTCTCCAACCCGCAGTCCTCGCGCATGTTGGGCGGTGGCTCCTCGATGAACGTGACGATAAACATGCCAGCCGGCGCCAATGGTGACGACGTTGTCCGTGCCCTCAAGCAGTACGAGCGCGCCAACGGTGCCCTCTACGCGTCCGTATGAGCGTCACCGGCTGGGGCGGCGTAACGCTCACGGTCGAACTCGGACTCGCAGCCAACTCTGAAGATCCGGGCACGCCGGGCTTCGGGACTGGCACCTGGGGCGTGTCGCTCTGGGACGAGGACGTGTGGGCCGCCGGCCCTGTGTTCTCCGACATCACAGAACATGTCCTCGGTGTCGACATCTCCTCGGGCTTCTCCTATGAGATGGACAAGTACCAGACCGGCCGGCTGAGTCTCACTCTCGACAATGCCGACGGCGAGTTCTCCACCGATAACCCGTCGTCCCCTTACTGGCTGTTCGGTCAAACCACTATCGCCCCGCTTCGTCAGATCCGTGTCACCGCTTCCTACGCTGGGGTCACTTGGCCCGAGTTCGCCGGCCGCATCGATTCATGGGATGAGTCTTTGGACATGGCGGGCGGCACCGTCTCGGTCACCGCCCTCGACTTCTTCGGCGACTTGGCTGCGTGGACCGGGTTCGCTACGACTCCTGTCGGCGCAGGCGAGACGTTCGGCGCACGATGCACTCGCATCCTCGATGCCGCCGGGTGGACTGGGCCGCGTGCAGTCGATGTCGGCAAGTCAACCCAGCAAGCCACCGACCTCGCAGGGTCGGCTGTCTCGCAGCTCGAAGCGGCAGCAGCCGCCGAGGGTGGCGCGGTGTGGGTTGACGGCGCGGGCTTGTTGCGTTGCGAGGGTCGTAACTCTTTGCTGGAGAAGTCGGGGTCGAACACCACGCAGCTTCGTTTCTCCAATCACCGCGAAGGCTCGGCCGAGTTTCTTTACGAGCCTGATTCTGTGGGCACGGCTTACGACGCCACCACTGTTGTCAACGTGGCGAGCTATCAGGCGACCGGTGGCACGCTGCAGACCTCGACCTCGCAGACCAGTCGCGATCTGTACGGCGACCGGATCGAATCGAAGAGTGGCCTGGACAACTCGGCCGACGACGATGTCAAGATCCTCGCCACCCGGGCCATCGCTCTCGGCCAGTTCCCCGAGCGTCGGGTGGAGTCGCTTACCTTCCAGCCGATGCGGCAACCGTCGCAGGCGCAGATCGACAGCGCATGGCAGGCAATCGCCGGCCAAGGCACCAGCCTCCGATCCCTCGTCGACTTCTCGCATCGGACCCCGCAAGGATTCGACGTGGACCGCTGGCTGTACGTCCGCGGCCGCAAGGTTCGGATTACGCCGACCGACTGGACGATGTCGCTGGAGTTCACGTCGGCGACTGTCTGGCAAACGCTGTTCGATTCTCGCTGGGATGTGGCCACCTGGTCCGCGTCGGCGTGGACCTGGTAACCCCTCTCAACTTCTAGGAGCCTCACATGGCCGTTCCCCCTTATGTCACAGCAGGCACCGCCATCGAGGAGACCTGGGGAGACCAGATCGCCGAGTCGGTCGTGAACCCGTTTGCGTCGGCAGCTGCCCGTTCGTCGGCGATCACCGCGCCAGTCAACGGCATGACGACGGCGATCACGGCGGCCAGCGCTCTCAACGGCCTCGAGGTCTACAACGGCGTCAGTTGGCGCAAGCCGTGGAGTATGCCGTGGGGCTTCGTCGGCCAATACACCCCGGCGTCATTCAACTTCAACGTCACCATCGGCTACTCGGCGACGTTCTCCCCGACTCTGGTGCAGAACCGCCTTTACAAGTTCTCGATCACCGGCCGATTCGAGAACGGTTCTGTCACCGGCGTGATCGACATCTTGGCCCTGTACCTGAACACCGGCAATGTCCTAGTGCAGAATCACTTGTTCACCTACACGCAGACCACGGCGAGCGGCCAGAACGGGGCCACAGGGACCACCTACTACACCGCCGCGGCCAGCGGTGCGCTCGCGTTCAAACTCGGCGCGGCCTCGACATCATCGGCCACGAACCAGCAGTACATCACGACCAACATCATCGTCGAGGACATCGGGCCAAACGGCGCTCCCGTCTGATGGGGTTCTACCTTCTCGACAACCCGCCAGCGTCTCGGCAGTTCTACCCGACGCGCACAAGCGCACCGACGTTTGCGGTCGGCGTGCACACTTCCGAGGGTCCGACAGGACCGGGTAGCGCACGCGGCTTAGCAGGGTTCATCTCTCGGCGCAGCGACCCGGGATCCTACGCGTGCATCGTCGACAGCGAAGAAACCATCGCCATGGTCCCCGCCGACTACACGACGTTCTCGGTGGCCGCGTCTGGGTACAACTCGCGCACCTGGCACATCTGTCTCGCTGGCAAGTCGGCGGAACTAAACCCCGACGACGCCAACACACAGGCCATGATCGCCCGCGCGGGCGCTGCGATTCGTGAGCTGTGGAACGCGCAAGGCGTCCCGCTCTCGTCCGCTCAGTGGATCGGCACCGAAGCTCTGAACCGCCCGGGTCTGTTCTGTCATGGCGACGTTCAAAGTTGGGATCGTTCCGACGCGTGGAGTCGTCACCCTGACCGTGGGCGCCTCGACCAGATGCTCGCGGACGCAATCGCACCTCCCGCACCGCCCGCCCCGAAAGGCTCCCACAAAATGATCTCGCTACTGACAATGCCGGACGGCCGTGGTGTCGAGTTCCGAGCCGTATGGGGGACGATTGTCCACCGCTGGCAGAAGACGGTCGGCGGATCGTGGACCGAGTGGGCGCTAGTCAACGCGACGAAGCCGCCGACCGTCGTCGATTCCGTTTCCGCTCGCGTCGCTTCCGGCGGGGCGCTGGAGATCCTCGCCTGGAACTCAGCCGACGGCACAACGGTCCGTTCATGGCAGCCCACGAAGGGCAGCAGCTGGTCGGGATGGTCTGCCGCATGAACGCGGAGCCGATGATCGTCGCCGCTGTACCTGCGACGATTGCGCTCCTCGGTGTTGTGTGGCAGTCCCGCAAGACTCGCAAGCTCAATACCGACGAGCACCAATACAACGCCGACAAGCTCGACCGTATCGAAGGCACCGTCGAGAAGGTCGTCGACAAGGTCGACCGGCTGGCCGAGAACCAGCAGCGACACGAACAGGTCAAGCACCGGCGCGAGCGTCGCTGGTAGTCCGTATCCCTCGAGCATTGGCGGGCGAATGATCGAAGCACGAACGCACCTGGTGATCCCGGACACACAGTCCAAGGCCGGCGTGCCGACTGTTCACCTTGAGTGGATTGGCCAGTACATCGTCGACAAGCAGCCCGACGTGGTCATCCATCTTGGAGACCATGCCGACATGCCGAGCTTGTCGAGCTGGGATTCTGGTACTCGCGCTTTCGAGGGCCGGCGCTACACGGCTGACATCGAGGCCGCCAACGCTGCGTTCGACATCCTGTGCCGGCCGATGGCCAAGTACAACGCCCACATGGTGGCGATCAAGGGCAAGCAGTACAAGCCCGAGCGGGTCATCCTTCTCGGCAATCACGAGCACCGCATCGACCGAGCCACGAACGACGACGCCAAGCTGACCGGGCTGATCTCCACCGACGACCTGAACTACGCCTCGCACGGCTGGACGGTCGAACCGTTCCTACGCCCCAAGTTCATCGACGGCGTTGGGTACTGCCACTTCTTCTCTAACCCGATGACAGGCAAGCCTCTCGGCGGTGCGGCTGCGACCCGACTGAAGACCATCGGCCACAGCTTCACGATGGGCCACCAACAGACCCTCGACTACACGGTGCGCTTCTTGTCGAACGGCCAGCAGCAGAACGGCCTCGTGGCCGGCGCCTGCTACCTGCACGACGAGGACTACAAGGGCTACCAGGGCAACGCCCACTGGCGTGGCGTGATCGTCAAGCACCAGGTGCACGACGGCAGCTACGACCCGATGTTCGTGTCCCTCGATTACTTGTGCCGCCGCTACGAAGGCCGCACCCTCGCCCAGTTCATGCAGCACCTCTACTGATCGCAGGAGATCGCCGTGGGCAAGAAGAAGAACGCCATCGAACCCGGTGTCGCACAGTGGGATTCGATTACCGCCGACGCTCATGCCCTGGTCTACGGCGACCGTGGTGCCCTCTATGACCACCCGGCCGTGGACTACCAGCGCACGGTCGACCTGTTCAACTCAATAGTCGAGGGCGCCGATCTGACCGCCGCCGAAGGTGTCGTGTTCATGCTGTGCGTGAAGCTCTCCCGACTCGGCAACGGCATCGAGCAGGGCTTCCCACCCGAGATGCTCAGGGACACCATCGTCGACTTGGCCGGCTACGCCGAATGCCTCTATGGCGTGCTGACCTTCGTGCCGCCGGCCCTCGAAGACGAGCTCGACGACGAGCCCGACGACGACGATGACTGACACCCAGTGGGGCTGGGCGCTGCTGGTCTGCGAACTCGCCGGCCTCGCTGCCACGAGTCACCTGGTCGGCGCACGTCGCCTCTGGTGGGGCTGGCTAGTTGTCCTCGGCTGCGTCTCGGTTCCGTGGGTCGCTTACTCGATCGCCACGTCTCGCACCCCTTTCCTTCTTCTGTCGGTCCTCTGGGCCGGCGTGCACATCACGAACGCCTACCGGTGGAAAGCAGATCCCGAATGACTACGCCCGCTGTGTATTCGTTGAATGTTCGCATCGGTTCGACCGAGACCGTGTCGCTCACCCTGCAAGGCGCCGACGGCACGCCCACCAATATCACCGGGCGCACCTACGCGGCTCAGATCCGCACGACCGCCGACGCCACCACGACCGTCGCTGTCTTTGCTTGCTCGATCGTCTCGGCCGCTGCCGGCACCGTGTCGGCCACACTGTCGGCCACGACCACCGCAGCCCTCGCACCGCAGGCCGCGGTGTGGGATCTCGTCGAAACCAACGGCGCCACGGTCACCACGCTCCTCGCCGGCCCGGTCACTGTCCAGCAGGGCGTGACGCGATGAACGACGCAGTGACCCTGCGCACCTCCGATGCGGTCGTGGTTCGTGTCGGTGTCGACTCGGTGCGCGTGGTCGAGTCTCCGAGCAACGTCATCACAGCCGTCGGCTCGAGCGTCTCGGGGCCTGTTGGCCCGCAAGGCAACCAAGGCTTACGGGGTGCTACTGGCGCTCAGGGTGCGACTGGTGCGACTGGCAATCAGGGCGCCGTCGGCGTCCAAGGTGCACAGGGCGTCATCGGTTCACAGGGCGTCATCGGTGCACAGGGTGCCACCGGTGCACAGGGCAACCAAGGATTCCAAGGTGCCACCGGTGCACAGGGTGCTACTGGCGCTCAGGGCGTCATCGGCGCCCAGGGTGCACAGGGCAGCACCGGCCCACAGGGCAACCAAGGCCCACAGGGTGTCGGTGGTGCTCAGGGAGCGGCTGGTGCTCAGGGTGCTCAGGGTGCTCAGGGTGCACAGGGAGCACAGGGCAACCAAGGATTCCAAGGCAACCAAGGTGCGACCGGTGCACAAGGTTTCCAAGGTGTCATCGGTGCACAGGGAGCACAGGGCAACACGGGCGCACAGGGTGCCGGTGTCGCCGCGGGCGGAACGATCGGTCAGGCGTTGGTCAAGAACTCAGCCACCGATTACGACACGCAATGGGCTTCTATCAATTCGGTGGACCGCTTGCGCGACTATCTGCAAATGTCCGCCACGGCACTTGACGTATTCTCGCGTTCGATCGTTGTCTCGACTATCACGCTTGTCACCGGCCAAGCGCGTGTCGTCTACTTCACCCCCCCCTATGACATAACTGTTTCGGAAATCACGTTCATTAGCGGTACCACTGCGTCAAGCGGTTTGACTCTTGCTCGTTTCGGACTTTACGACCCGACCGAACTAGTAGCTCGCACCGCATCCGATACCACTTTGTTCAACTCAACTGCAACGGCATACACCCGGTCCTTCGATACCGCAGGCGGCTTCCCGGCCACGTTCGACCTTGTGGCAGGCACCCGATATGGGGTGGGATTTATCTTCGTGGGGACAACCCCGGGCAGCGTCTTTGGCACGAGTCAACCCGGAACTGGCGGGCAGGTGTTGACTGCGCTAAGTCCCCGAATTAGTGGCGTCCAGAACGGCCTGTCGGACTTCCAGACAGGGACCCTGCCCGTCAACAACAACGGCGGCGTCCCCTTTGCGAGACTGTCATGAGCGACCCCGTACCTATCCGCACCGACTATGTCGGCATCGCCGACGGCGGCCACCTCTGGTCTGTTTGGCGAACAGACACCAACGAGCAAATCGGCTGGAACCTCACACCAATCGACACCGACCTCGTGGCCGAACCCGAGGTGCCCGAATGACCATCACCGAGACCCGCCCCGAGGTGATCGAGATCCCGACCATCGAAGACGACCAGGACGACGACGACCTCGAGTACGTCGACCCGCCCGCAGTACCCACCGAACACCCTGAATGGGGAATGTGATGAACCGCAATCTGATCCGAGCCATCATCGAACGCGCAGCGAAGACCGCAGCCCAATCGCTGCTCCTCTTCGTCGGAGCCGCACAAGGCCTCGACCTGTTTACCCTCGACTGGCAACGGGCCCTCGGAGCCGCCGCAGCAGGAGCGCTACTTAGCGTCCTCACGTCGATCGCCTCGCTCGGAATAGGCCCGGCCGACTCACCGTCGCTCGTCGCCCCGATCGTCTCCTCAGATCCGGTGACCCCGCTGATCCCTCCGAGCATGTGACCTAGCTCTCCGGCTCGACGACGACGAGACCCCTGCACCTCGTCGACTAGGTGACCGCGCAGCCCTCATGGCATGCGACCGCACCCCAACACAACCGAGCCGGCCAACGACGCCCCCACTGCTTCGAGCGGTGGGGGCGTCTGTCGTTTCTGGGATACCTTGCCGGCCATGGAAGAAGTCCGGCAGGGACGGCTGATGGATCTGAGGGGCGTGGCTGCTTACCTCGGAATCACCGAACGCCAAGCCCGCCACCTCGCCGAGCAAAACCGCATACCAGTTACCCGCATCGACGGTCGGCTGCGCTTCGACATCTGGGCAATCGACAAGTGGATCGCCCGGTCAACGACCAAGCCGACCTCTAGGTAGGAAGGGCCGGGCCATGACAAAGGGAAAGACCAAGAAATACAAATGCGAGGTGTGCCCCGACGACAAGCGCATTCTCGGCGGGCTTTGCACACATGAACACCGAGTCTCTCAGGGCAAACCACCGACAATTGAGGACCCCGAAATCCTCGAACTACTGCGGTGGATCTTGCGGCCAGATCCACCTCGGCAGCAGAATCGTGTGCAAAATAAGTGCATCACCCTAGACATTCACCCGCTCTGAGCTGGGATTATGGCACAAAGCCGCCATGCCCTGCAAAGGCGCGTACCCCAGTTCGACTCTGGGCGCCGCCTCCGGGAGCAGGACCAGCATAAGTGCTGGTCCTGCTTGCTTTTTGCCCTCATTCTGACGGTCTGCTGTTGTGGCCGATAGTGTCCACTTGTGCCGGTTTGTGCGACCTCATGTGCAAACTGAGTGCAAAGCGAGGGCACCTATGGCGGTCAAGAAGTACGGCACGAAACAATGGCAAGCACGCTGGCGAGACGAGGCAGGCAAGCAGCGCGCCAAAGTGTTCGCCAAGAAGAGCGACGCCGATGCCTTTTTGCGAGCCGCTACCGACGGCTCAGGGCAGGGAGGACTTATGCCATCGGCCGGCGCCATCACCGTGGCCGAGGTCGGCGCCAGGTTCCTCGCCTCCTGCATCCATCTCTCCCCGGGCACCATCGAGGGCTACACCCGAGACCTCACGCGCTACGCCTACCCGGCGTTCGGTGACCTCCCGATCTCGAAGCTCACCTCGGCCATGATCCAGAGTTGGCTTGCCGAGCAGCTCACCCGCCTCGCACCCTCGACCGTCAAAGCGAACTACCGCAGCTTGCGCGTCATGGTCGTCTGGGCGATCCGCGCCCGCTACCTCGCCACCAATCCGTTCGACGGCGTCAATGCGCCGCGCGTCCCTTTCGTCGAGAAGGAATACCTGACCGTCCAGCAGGTCGAAGCAATCGCCGACAACATCGGAGACCGCTACCGCGCCTTCGTTCTCGTCGCCGCGTACTCAGGTGCCCGACTCGCCGAGCTGACCGGGCTTCGTCGAGCATGGGTCAACGGCAACGCCATCACCATCAACGAACAACTCAAGATGCGCGCTACTGGCTGGTCACGCGAAGCAACCAAGACCTCGGGCAGCAGGCGCACGATTGTCCTGCCCGCTTCGATCGCCGAGGAACTGCGCCAGCACATGGACAAGTACACCGGACCGGGACCGGATGACCTGGTATTCATCAACCAGTACGGCAACCCGATCGGGGCAAGCTTCCGAGGAAACGTGTGGGCGCCGGCCTGCTACAAAGCCGGCCTCGCGGAACTGAAGACCCACGCCGATCGGCCCACCACGATCGTCGGCTACCCGAAGTTCCATTCCCTCCGGCACACCTCGGTCGCTATCTGCATCGCTGCCGGCGTTGCCCCGAAGGTGATCCAGCAGCGCCTCGGCCATTCGTCCATCGTGCTCACGATGAACACCTATGGGCACCTCATGCCGGGCCTCGATGACGCCGCCGCCGCCGCCATGGATGGTCTCAGGCCATCAGCGGTCGTTGACGATGTTGGCGATCCTGCCGGGCGTTAGACCGAGAAGCTTGCCGATGCGGACATGCGTCCATCCGGCGCGTCGGAGCGCCACCACGGCCTGCCTGCGCGCGTCTGAAGCGACAGCTACCGCAGTCATTAGATCCTGAAGATCCCTTTGGGCTTTTAGTGCTCTTTCGATCATTGGCTCAGACGCCGCCACGTCACCCGCACCCATCCGCCGACGGTACGTTCCTGAGTATCTATCGCCCCCCTATCGCTTCTGCAACCATCCTGCTACCGTGTGACCGACGGCACCGGCGGTGTCGTCCAATCGGGTCCGCTGTCACGGCCGGCCGGTAGGGTCGAACACATGTTCAGCAGTGGCGGGTTAGGCACGAAGTCTCACGAAGCGGTGGCGCGCGTTGGGGCAGCGACAAATCCGGCTCTAGCACGCCATGTCTGGCGAGTGCTTCGGGCTGAGCTACTGGACTTTGAACGAGCGCAAGACGGCGATGACGGCTTTGGCCTCGATCGGCTTGAGCCCGGGATCGGCGAGGATAGCCAGCTCGGTATCGGCAATGGCCGGGGCGCCGACGGGCAACCAGCCCAGGTGGCGTGACAGCCCCCCTGGTTCAACACCAACCAGCTCCTCGATCGCCAAGACCTGCGGCCTCGAGGGTTCACGCTTGCCCGACAGCCAGG